CTTTGTTTGACGCAGTTGCCAACAAAATAAACGGAACTGAATTAGTTGCTGCTGGTATGTAATTGCTTTGATCAATTACTGTAACTTGTACGCCGGGTGATAATAGAGCCATAACACAATCCTTTTTTCAATATAGATATTTAGTGAGAATTGAAAAAATAACGACTAGTAGTGTCCCTACTTAGTAGGTTTTGTTGCTAAATAATCAATGAGACCCATTTGCCAAGCATGTAATCAACGCCCTAGAGCAGTTGCTTATCATCAAAATGATAAGATACAATACCGCAAATTGTGTGAATATTGTATTAAAAGAAAACGTCATATACCTGTGCCTGTGGCCAGATGGAAATCGGCTGGTTATAAAAAAAAAGCCACATGTGATCAATGTGGCTTTAGATCTAAGTATACCGGTCAACTATTAGTGTATCATGTAGATGGTAATCTCAATAATAATAATTTACGTAATTTAAAAACCATTTGTTTAAACTGTACTGTAGAAATCACAAAGGCAGATTTAACTTGGAGGCCTGGTGACTTAGAACCAGATCGTTGATTTGCGTAAATAAATAATCCATTGTAGAATTATTATCTACTTCAGCGTCAAACTTTGTTCCTACCCATGCAGACTCACTGGCATGCACACCAAGTCTTTCAAGTTTTGCTCGGCTTATTGCCCAATTTATATTACCGTTTGGTCCACGATTGGCACTAACTGCAGCATCATACCATTCTGGCTCACAGCCGCGTCTCACACGTATTACAATCCCGCCGGAGTCTTTGATTGATTTAATTTCGTTAGGAAAGCGACAGTCGCTAATAACTATGTCGTCTTGGCTATTACGAAGTTTGTTTTCTAACGCTGCAATCCAGATATCATCATGGAACCCTTTACGACAAACCTCTGTCCCCCAGTATTGTAGGATCCATCTAGGGGTTAAATTAGGTATGTTTAATCGTTCTGCCCACCAAGTATCCACTTGTTCTCGCCATTCGCGACTTTGGCGGGTACGTCCTTCCAACATGTCTCTGTCCCAACCAAACACATTGGCTACCGCATCTTTTAGATTGTTAGCAAATGACTCTCTTCTAAATTGATGTATGTTTACCAAGTAATCAGCAATAGTGTCTTTTCCACTTCCAATAAATCCGCACACACCTATAATCATGCTAGTTCCTTAAATTAATTTATGTTGTACAATAATTTTTGTATAGTGATCTGCCAAACATTTAGCTCCTTTTTCATTAGGATGCCAGCAAGATGCAACTAAGTCTCTGCTGGTAGAATTATTAATCTTATTTAATAATTCTACAGTACTTTCAAAAGGGTCATGCAAACTATCAACTTGATAAATTTTTGTAGGGTTAAAAATATTAAATTGAAATAATGGAATATTATGTGTTTTACAAAAACTATCAAAGAAATTTACAGCGATCCAATATCTCGCTTGTTGTAATTCTTTATTTTCACTATTGACTACCATCCATTTCCTAATATGAGACCATTTATGATCAGAAGCTTGAACAGATTTATCAGATGCACTACTGTGCATATACGTTCGTCCATTATCAGTAGTAGTCCACCAACTATCTCTTGTGTCAGAAGTTAATCCAATAATAACTAAATATTCCGAAGTATTTTTTGCAGATTCATACCATTTAAAAAATTCCCATTGTGTTGTTGCCAGACTTCCACCAGATATACCTAAATTAGTTGTAGGTAAATTTAGATTTTTACCAATTTGTCCTAGTAAACAATATTCATTTCTATATTGTTCTTCTAAAATTGGCCGCATTTGATCATGGTTCGGCATATCTATTGGAATATTGTTAGGCGTCAATCCTTCCCCATATATCCAACTATCTCCAAAGCCTACTATTCCTTTGATCATTATACTAATTTCTTTACTTTGAGATATTTTAGAGTTTCTTGCAAAAGGCCAATTTGTCTGCGACAGTCTTCTAATGCATGATGACTAGTAGGAGGTTTAGGCAATTCAGGCCACAGGCTGTATATGGTCCGTGTATCCCTAATTTTATAGTACTGCCACGGTAATCCCATACCATAACTTTTGTAAGCATGTTCTAATATATTAGCATCATAAGTCGGTCCGTTCATCCATACTCTATTGCATTGCCATGTTAGTTTGTGTAGTTCTTTTAGTGCCTGGTCTAGTGGAATACGCCCATCTTCAGCAAATGCTTCTGCCTGTGCTTCTTTTTGAGTTGCCCACCAGTCTATGGTGCCTTGTTCGATCTTTCGATCTTCTTGGCTTTCTAATGTTATGCGAGCATAGTATTGTCGTGGATAATACCCACTGCTCAATGGGTCAAAAGTTTGCGCAGCTATTGTAAGAATAGTAGCATCTGGTCCTGTTGCTAAGCCTTCCAGGTCGATCATGCAATCCAATTTTTTTATCCAATCTAATAAATACTATAACAAGGACAACGTATGTTTATCGAAAACAAATACACTAAATGTTATTTTAACATTATACACCGAGCACAGTCAAGAACTCTGGATCAATTGATCTATATCGAAAGACACCACATTATACCAAGAAGTATGGGAGGGAGCAACGATGCATCTAACTTAGTTAAATTAACAGGAAGAGAACATTTTATATGTCATTTACTTTTACCTAAAATGACCAATGGCACAAACAGAAAAAAGATGATCTATGCTATATGGATGATGTGCCGATCCGGTCGAGATCGTCGGTCTATATACAAAGTGACAGCAAGAACATATTCCTCAATTAAAGAAGTTATGAGAAACAACCGAACAGCAGATGACTTCACTCCTGAATGGAGGGAAAAAATATCAGTTTCTAAAAAAGGTAAGTCTACTTGGAATAGAGGTCGTTCGGTTCCTGAAGAACAGAAATCTCGTCAATCTGCTACTAGAAAATCTAAGAACGGAACTCCGGGGTTTAATGTTAGACCGTCCTGCCGTCCGGAAAAAGCAAAGGCAATCAGCGATACACAAAAAGGAAGAAAATGGGTATTTTTTCCTGCTACTAACAAACGAAAGCCAATAGAACCCTATGAGGTTGGCACCTACCTGATTAATGGATGGCAACTAGGCCAAGGTGAACGCAAAAAGCGGATACAAAAAGGAATAAGCACAGGACTCAGATGGATTCACAACCCTCTGACCAATGAAGTAACTGCCGTAAAGATTGGTGTTGTTGACGAGTTATTGTCTAAAGGTTGGCAACTGGGCCGTAAATTACTCAATCACAAAGGCTGAATAATCCAATGATACATGTGTTTGTAGTTATCAATAGAGGCTAATTCACCGGTGTTTCGATATTCTGGTTCAAGAACAAAAATGTTTGACCCAACGTTTCTTAAACGATCACCAGTATCATACATATCATTGAACTTGTCTTTGATAATTTTTTTGGCTTCTGCCAAAGAATTGACTTGGCCTACTACTGTTGCACCTTCTGAAGGGTCAACAAAATAACTTTATATCGTGATGGAGCCATTGCAGATTCCACTAGGTTAATATAGTCTCTTAGAGTGTTCATAGTGTTCATAATATTATTTATCCAATAACCCAGGTAATAGGTTGTGAACCATCAACATATCTTCTAAGATCTTCTATCAGCTGCTCCATAATGGCTTTGCCTTCGGCTTTCATTGCAGTGCCATTCAAGGTACTTCCACCTTGTGGTCCAGCAATTGTACCAAATTTTTCACGTGCTTCGCCTATGATCATTTTACAATTTCCAACCATGAAATCACGTATCCACTGTGATATTTGTGGATCACTTAGTAAATTAAATTCAGGCTTGTAGTTATATGTCCAAAGCAATACCGATTCTCCTGTGCCTTTAGGATCACGAATCAACTGTAATTTTTTTGTCACCGTATTGAATGTGTAGTTCATATAGGCGCCAAACATGCGTCCAGCAAGTTCTACATACTGACTGTAAAAATCATAAGTTGCCAGTCCACCAGCCACATTAAAATTCATCAGGTAAACATTCATGCTGGCCTGACTAAAGGGATCAAAATTGCTGGCAAATGGCCCAGTTGAATCGCCGAATGTTCTACGAAATATCTGTCTAACAGTTTGAACTTCTTGCGGTAATGTGTATATATTGACATTGGTAACAAGCTCCATGAAAGTGTAGCTTTCTTCATAGGCATTTTCTGCCCGTTGACGATAATGTCCTATTGTTGAACGATACGCAGTTTCATAATGTTCAGCATCTAGTTCAAGGTCAATGATACCGTCACCTAATTGATGGCGTACATAGGTAAAAAGATTTTGTTTTAGTGTATCTAACGATGATTCTGTTTGAATGCCCATTGGAACTCCAGTTCCTTATATTTATATTAAAATACTGTAGTGGCTCCACGTTTTTTGCTGACTGCTATTAACTGCTGGTTAGTAAACTTAGTGGGACAGAATTTACACTGTGGTATAACATCGTCTATGTGCGATATAAAATCTGCTCCTCGTTGATCAAATTCTTCTACTGCCAATGGACGATAACTGTTTAATAAAATTCTGTTTTCATTAGAAATATCCAACGGATGCTGTTGATCAAATTCTGGCATTAACCCCACTGGTCCACACTTGTGTAATTTTCCACGTATGAAATGATAATTTTTAAATTTTACCATTCCGCATACATCGTGTGCTTCTTGAGCTATATTATTATGCAAGGTTAAATTTCCTTGTTCGTTTCTATGTATATTTGCATTATAAAAACTATCATACACCCATACATGAACATGCACTCTATTACTGTCTTCAAATGCATAGTCTGCTCCCCAGGTTGCAGATCCACCATTGTCATTTACTGCACCTTTTCCTATCCAACGTTTAACTGGGCCTTGTAAAAATTTGTGTATTTCTTCAAAGTATCTATCTAATTCATCGGTGTTATGAACGCTAACCCCTATCCAATTGCCACCACCTTGTTGATAATTTGCAATAGCATCATACAATCCCGAAACTTTATTTAAACGTGTACCATTTGTTAATAGTTGAACTCGTTTTTTCCATATCCGATTCAATCCATAGATCCAATCGCAAACACTAGGATTCATCAATGGTTCACCGCCGAGTATTGTTATTTTTTGTAAACGGATTTTTTCTGACCATTTCTGATAGATATATTCGTAATCTTTCCAAAGTTGATGGCCTTTGAAATTGTAGTTGTTGTATCTATTACAGTTGGTGCAGGCAATATTACATACGTTGGTTATGTAAACTTCAACATTGGGCACATAGATTCTAGGGTCATTGGGTGTGTCGTCTGGCCATTGTGTTTTTGTATCAATCATTGCCTATTTACCATACTCGAAGTATGATCAAATTCTCAGTGCCGCGGCCATTGAATGCCACTTCTGTAGCCCGGATATCTTTGTAGAACTTACGAGCTGCTGGCTTGCCTACTGCGCCTATTCCTTTGAGTTGTTCTGCTGGTTTACGCAGAGTTTTTTGTTGAGTTTCCACAGTACTGAATCCAATGATACTGTTGTTTTTAATAGTAAATGTCTTACTGTAATCGTCGGCCACAACATGAATCAATTTGCGTTTTTTAGTGTCGTACAACCAGGCTTCAGACTTTTCAATCAACTGACTGGGCAGCAAACTTCGAAGTTTGAGTTCTGCAAACTCAGCCAGGAACTTGAATTTGCTGGCTTGTTTTTCTGGACTAACTGCTTTTTTCTTTCGCGGTTTACGTTCAACTTTTTTGATTTGAATGTAAGCACCGCAGTCATTGATCACAGTTTCGCAAAACTTCAACACATTACGCAATTGAATTTTAGAAAAATGTCGATAGCCTTCTGTCAGTTGCGAGTCTTTGCCTGCAGCTACTTCTTCAAATTCTGCTTGGCGAGCTTTCCAAATTTCGCTCAGAGTACTGATCATTTGTGGTGCTATGTTCAACCCACGCATCAGCACAATTGGTTTAAAGTCTGCTGACATTTTAGCACCTGATGCAACGAACTCGTCAAACATTCCGTCAAGTTCACCGGCACACTCGCTGACCTTTTCACGCAGTCGATCTTGAATTGTCACCCGCGGAGTTTCATCTACTACCACTTCTGTAATTTCTTGTTGTTTGCTTTGTAAGCATTCTTTCAACATGTTATCTAGTTTGATTTGCTCATGCTCGTTTAGTTCTAATCCTACCATGCTCATGCGGCACAACCACCCAGTGGTCAGTCTGATATTTGCATCACTCACACCACGGAGTAGTCGTACATCTGCTTTGCGTCCATGCAGTTCCAAATAGTTCACAATCATTTCCCGGGCATCTTTTTTGCCGTAGAAATAATTATACCAGGAA